AATAAAACCCCTGACCCTATCCAATATATAATATATAGTATATTAACCATAATTATTACTTAAAGATTACTCATATATAATATATATTATATGAGCGATAATTCAACACAGATTAAAAATGAATGCCCTGTTTGTTTTTCTAACGAAAAACCTTACTATATTACTTGTGGGGGCTGTAAAAACATAGCCTTTTGTGGTGATTGTTTCAACACAGAAAAAGAGGTTCGACCTACTTTATCTTGTTGTCTATGTCGTCATAATTTTATTACAAATGCACCACGAACTACTACTACTACTACTACTACCACTACTACTACAACAACAATTCATCGTCCAAATAATACACAAGACCGTTTTCGTCTATTCAGAGATAGAGAACACGGAAAATTTATTAATATGATGGAAGAGTTTCATAATCATTGGAGAGAAAATGGAGAACTGAAATATCAAGTAAATTGGATGGGGTATAATTTAAGTTCTTCTTGGTTGGGTGACAATTATAGAAATTTTTTTAATCCTAATTATTTAATTGACCCTGATGCTCTTAACAGTTATCAACTGACTTTATATGATGATTGTATAAAAAGGTTCGAAATCAAAAATCCTGATAGTGGTCGTTGGTGTAAAAGGTATAATAATAATTGGCTTGTTAATCCAAGATGGAGGAACTACAATAATGAGCATATTTCTGTAATGTTTGATGATTTAAAACAAAGAATTCAGACTACAATTAATACAAGGTTTGATTGGAATTAATCAACTATCATTTGAGCTTCTTCATAAATTAATTGTCTTGCTCCATCTTTGAGTATTGACCCAATACTATTTTCAGGTACAGTATCATCATCAGTTTCCGAATCTGATGTATCACTATATTCATTATATGGGTCTGGAATATCGTTATGAAACTCATCACTATATAAATGTAACATATAGTTTTTTAATTTATTAAAAAATTCATGAAATTCTTCTTCATTATTTATTTCTATACTCTGTAAAATCGTTTCTGCAATATCTTGAATATTATTATCCATATAATATTTAAAATATATTTTTTTGAAAATAAAAACGAATTATGCCAAATCGGTTGAAAATCGACCGTTTAGTAAAGTTGCAGTTTTTTCTAATTCAATCCAAGATCTATGTACATAACCTTGATTTAACATATTACTATAATTTAATTGTAACTGAATACCTCTCGAATTGATTCTTTCATTAAACATATCAACATCATAATTATAGTAAAAAGATTTACCCAAAATACCTTCACCAGAAGATTTTAATTGCATTCCTAAATAACTATAACCAAAAGCAAGACCGCCAGGATCATCATCTTCTTTACTATATTCTGATTTTGTTATATAAGCTTGACTGAATAAACCTTCCGTTCTACTTAAATCATTGTAATGTACAGATGGATTCTTCCTATCAACTGGATATAATCGTTTATCATTAAATATACAATTTGTAATAAATAATTGTTTATTTTCTCCAATAGGAGTTGGACAAACACTTTGGAATGCATTAGTTAATGTAGTATCAAAAGCTGTGCTGTCACCTTCTAAAGCACAAATAACCTTACGGACAACACGACCAGCACCACCAATATCAATAGTCTGTTCAGTATTGATTTGAGCTTGTGTAAAGCTTCTTTTATTTAATCTATAATCTGGATAATTGTATTGAATTGGAGTTGTTTTGTTTCGTTCTTTAAAGTCAGCCATAACATTTCCATCAGTATAATATAAATAATCAGCTACGAGTTTAGTTTGTGTTTGATCTAAATTAATTTCTATTCCAGTTGCCTCACCAATTTCTTTATCGTATACATGTCGTTTTTTAGATGTTGGGCTTTCAAAATGTAATTCGATTGCTACTTGATCATCAATTAAATATAATGCTAATTCATTCCCACGGAGCATTGGAAAAAGGTCCGCAAGAGAAACGGAGAAAACTGGTTTATTAGCCAATTTTAATTGTTGAATAGCATCAAGATTACCACCAGCACCATCTTCTTCAATAGCATATTCTAAATATCCTTTAATACCATATCCAGAAGCATTGACATTATGTTCTGAACCTTTTGTAGAATCAAAAATAATCTCTCTATCCATAATTCTGGATGAAGTGTAAGTTTCTCTTTCATAATTAATTGGATTATGAATAAAAATGGATTTATAGCCCATATAATGATTAAAATCATCAATTTCACAAATAGTAGCAGTTCCAATTTTTAAAGTTGCTCTTTTTATTAATGAATAAATACCAATATTTGGAGGAGATGTTCCTTCTGTTTGAGCATTACCATCTAATGAAAATGTAATTTTACTGAAACTGTGTAATATACCTTGATTTGATAAAACGAATCTGCAGAAGTTCTCCGATTGAATAACTGGATCATGTACGAGAGTGTCGAAAGACATATTTTCTGAATCAGTGGCTATATCACCGACTTTAAGAATTTCTGGAATCTTGCCCCTGTCATCTGATTGTTCGTTGGAATTCATATATATATAATAAAAATATAAATAAAAATTCTTAAAAAAAAATTAATTAATTACTTGTAATCCGTTTTGAGTAAATAGTAAAGTTTGTTTTGCCCTTACAAACATAAAAGCACTATGAGCCAAACCACTTGTCAAACCAGTTTCCAATTGTACTGAAAGATTTTCATTTCTCATGTCTACACCTTCTGAACTTATTTTATCCAGTGCAACTCCTATACCAAACATCTGACCAGAATCAGCAAATTCCAAAGAAGCAGCATCGGCAGGAGCTTCACGATTAAATGTAATTGGAGATAATTGAGTTCGAACCAATTTATCAAAATTACCAAAAGCATTTACATAATTACGGAAAATTTGAGGGTCAGCTACGGTATTATCTGGATCATCACGAACATTAGCATCAAGATTATACATTAAAGGCATTCTATTACCACCTTTTAAAAATATAATTTGTTTAATTGGAGCAATTTCGCCAGTTGTTTTGTTATTTATTAATGGAGAACATTGATAAGAATCAAAATTTAAATTATTTAGTCTTTCACTTGGAATGAAATTTACAAAAAAACCAAGAACACGACTTAAACCAAGTCTTAAATTTAAAATAGCATTGGAAGATTGGATAGTCTGATAATAGCCAGTAATAGCATTATATTCCATAGAATTACTTGTCTTAGACATTAATTGACTTAATTGGTCAACAGAAGGATTGATTACTTCACAATGAAGATTTACATCAGTAAGTTGATAAAAAGCATTAGTCCAAGAACCATTTAAAAATTGACTGTCTGGTGCAAGATGAACTGCAATTTCAAGACCACCAGTTCCACCACCATTTCCAGATAAAGGAATTGGAGTACCAGAATTTAAAAATCCTGTGGGAAGGTCAATACTAAATGATGTACCTCTATATACTCTACTTGCAGCTGCAGAGCCATTTGTATTATTAACAACAGCTAATTGCTGTGCTTTTACATTATTTACAATTCCAACTCTATTTTGTAAACTGGTTAAAGCTTCACTTTTGGAAGTTCTAGCTGGTACATAACTAGCTAAATAACGACCAAAATGTTTACAATGTTCTATGACTGATTTATATTTTTGACTTGTAATCACAACTTGGTCTATCATTCCATAAATACCCAATTTTGAAGAAATATCTAAATCATCAGCAGGTAAAGGTATATCTCCAAAATCTCCATTTGGAGTTTTATAAATGGAAATATTACCAGTAAATCTTACGGAATAACCATCAAGGAAACGATTTTGTTCACCAATTATAAAATTTATAACAGGTGATCCCGATTTATACGAAATACGAGCATTCTGGTTACTGGGTGATATTTGTAAATAACTTCTTGAGCCATCAGTATTATTCATTTATATATATCTATTATAAATAAAAAAATTATTAAAAAAAATAATAATTTATATTTCTACCCTTACATCACTTCCAGAAAAGATTATTCTACGAATATGGAAATTAAAACACATCCAAAGTTTTGGTTTAGTTGGAGCATCGGTTTCATTATAATTTACTTGTAACATAAAATCTTTATTTACTCCATCATATACCTTATTTTTACCAATAGCCAAAGCACGACCAATCATGAAATTTTGACTAAATCTTTGGAAAGATGGATTGGATACACCAATAGCACCAAGAGCTTTATCTAACTCAATTAAATGCTGTGCATCAATACTATAACTATTTGAAACTTTTGATAAAGATACAAGACGATTTGGTTGAAGTCGTCCATCATATTGTAGCTGATATGAACTGATTCTATCGGATATTCCTTCCAGTCCAGAACGATTACTTCTTAAATAAATATCTGGAACAGTAATAATTTCATTTTTATTAATTATGTATGTATTAGAAGCATTAATATTTTCTTTACTTGTATAAACTGAACCATCTGTTGGAATACAAAATAATGCTTTACTTCTTCGTTCATTTATTGGAATACGAATATTAGCAACTCGGTCAGAAGCCAATAATGAATGTTTATAATTTGTAACACTCATAAAATCATAAACCATTCCTTCTGGTTCTTTCATCATAGCTCCAATTTTTTTATCAAGAGTTCCAGAAGGCATATCAACAACTTCACAAATTAAATTTACATCTGATACTAAATAAGTTGGTTCATAAGAACTTGGATCATTCACACTTCTTGAATATACAAATACAGAAGCATTATTAATAGCATCAAAGCCAGGTCCATCCAACTCAACAGAAGCATTAAAAGTTAGTTTAATTTTACCAGCATCCATATCAATTTGCTTAATAGTTGGAACACCAGAGGCAGATTTAAAAACAGCAATAGAGCCACCATTTATATTTCTTTCAAATCCAACAGCTTCACCGACTACAAAAGGACATTGCTGTACATCGGTATGTTGACTGTTTCTTGTCATTAAATAAACTTCATTAAAAGAAGCATTTGCTTTAATACTTGCTCCACCAGTAGTAATACCAAGTAACATAGGATTACACTCCAATCGTCTATATCTCATTACTGTATCCAATTGACGGAATACACGATTATTATCTTCAAGAAGAATAGTAATCATTAAACCATTATTTAGTAAATAATTTGGAAATACTTTATCATTGGAAAAAATACCAGTATGTAAAGGTAAAGTGCATTTACAATTGATAAAATCAGAATCAGATAAAGAAGCACTTGTACTTAAAGTTGAAGCATTATCATCAGAAATAAATTTACTATTTCTACATGTATTTGCTGCTGCTTTACTTCCACCTTGTGTTCCTCTATGTTTTTCATTATAAGAAGTAGCTCCTTCGGTTATTGATCTAATATTTCTTAAACTATCATTTGTATCATAATCATATTTCATAGCAACCATAGTATTGTAGTTTTCTATAGATTCAAGTTCATTACCTTGACCATCAGAAATACGAATATTACGACATAAACATTGACCACCAGTTTCAGCATCAAGCTGTAAACGAGTTGGATATAAATTGCCGATAGTTTGTGATCCAGAAATAGTTCCAGTTGGAAGTTTTATTTTTACATTAAATTCTAAATAGGTTTGTTTAGGATTAAAAAATCTAACAGAATTAGAATCAATTCTTAAACGAATCTCTTGTCCAGCAACATATTCTAAACCATTTTCGGAAGGAATACGGACTGATTTCTGTTCAACAGGTATTTTTTCATCACTCATCCAATAACTCATCTTTTATAAATAGTTAAATATAAAATAAAAAATTAAAAAAAAATTCGTTTATATTATATTTATATTCTATAATATATATTAAATGGGAAAAAGTAAATATCATTTACCAAAAAACATTACATATAGACCAAATAACAAATTAAAAAAATACATGTTTATAAAATGTTTAAATAAAGATCAAGGAAAATTTATTAGTAGATGTTTTGAAACTTTACAAGAAGCAATTTATTATAAACAATTATATGAAAAAAATAAATTACCTTCAAAAGAATATAAAACACCTTCTGAAAAAAGACAATTACATAAAAATAGGGCTAAATATATTTCAACTGATATAGGATATGAATTTTTTTGTACTTCTGGATATTCAGAAGATTCAATGAATAGATTTGGATATAAAACTTGGTGGTTTTATCCTGAAAATCCAAATGATAAATTACCTGAAAATGTTTATAAAAATTTAACTCCTGATTCATTAAAAAAATATAAAGGTTATTGTAAAAGATCTAATGATTTTTTTTCAAACATATCAACTTCTTTTGATGGAGAATAATCAAAAATATTTATTTGTTTTTGTCTTAAAATATTATATAATACAATAATATTTCTTAAATCTAACCAGCTCCATTTATGAATTCTATCTTTTCTTGGTTTATTATAAATATCACCTTCTCTTTGATATGAATCAAAATAATAGTTTGGATTTGTTTCTGGAGTTTTAGTTATTTGTAATGTACCATCTTCTAATTCTTTACATTCTGGAATAAATTCAATATAATTACAATCACAACCAAGAATATGTATATTATTAGCAGCCATACAATATCCATATAATACAGCACTTGTTCCAGAACAATAATCAACCAAATATCTGAATGGATTTTCTTGAGATAATTTAAATTCTTGAATAAAAACAACATTTTTAAAATTTAATATTTCTTTCCAATGATCCATTATCGAAGCACATAAAAAAAATGTTTTACATTTTTGATTAATTATTAGTTTTTTAATATCTTCTATATTATTTTTTAAAATTACTGAATCAACACAAACAAAATGACTTGGATATAAATCAATAGTTTCCCAATGACGATAAGCTAAACACATTCCAATCCATTCTTTATCTCTTAAAAATTCAAAATCAAAATCTTTTATTGATTTTCCATTTCCAACAATATAAATATCATGTATAGAATCATTCATATATACTATACATAGATATTAATTTTATTAATTAACCTTAACCTCTCCAGCAGTTCCAGCTTGGACAGCTTGTAATTTCTCTTGAACTGGTGGTGCTTTTTGAAGTGTTTGTAATTTAGATTGTGCTTGTTTTTTTTCTTCTTCTTCTCCAGCAATATCAGCACCAGCTCCGAACAATCCAACCAAACCACCAGCAGCTTGTAGAGCAACACCAACTGGAGCAGCAACACCAGTCAAATCAAGAGCAGTTCCCAAACCTTCTAAAGCACCAGCAGCAATATTAGATACATTGGATACTTTTTCAGCAGCATTATTTCCCTCAATTTTACCTTGAACTATATCATCAACTACATCTTTTGCACCTAAAGCAACTCCCAAACCAGTTGCCCCCAACCCTAATTTTCCAACAGAACCAGCTCTTTCAGCAACAGTAGTTCCAACAGAAGCAGCACTTTTTAAAGATTTAGTAAGATCAGTAACTAATCCAGAATCTTTTGCTAAATTACCACCAGCAGTTTCAATTCGAATTGCTTTGGATACAGGGACTTTTGTTGTAAATGTTGCAGCTACTGATTTACCAGTTTCAAGAACTCCTTCTGCTGTTGCTTTGGCTGTTTTCGCTCCTAAAACTAATGATTTACCTTTTGAAGCTATTTGTGATCCAACTGCTTCTCCAACATCAGCAGTTTCAGGAGTTTGGAAAGATGCTACTTTTGCTTTTTGAGAAGCAACATCATTAGTAAATTGTTTTTTATTTATTCTATAATTTTCTCTGATATTTCTATTTCTTTCAAGAGCAGCCTGATTTGCACTATTTACAGAACCAACACTATCTACGAATTCATCCATATATAATTATATAATTTTTTTATTTTTTTATAAAATAAAATTTACCACAGCACTTTGTGTGACCACCATTTTGCCGTATTTTTATCTGTTGCTGGACCATGTCTATTATAATAAGCTTTTTTTCTTTTTGGGTCATTATGATCTAAAGATTTATAAACTCCTATTTTATCTTTAAATTGTCCGTATCTATTATCTCCAAAATGTATTAATTTTGGATTTCCAGAAGGACTTTTGACATAAACAGAATATTTTTTATTTTTTGCTTTACTTTTAAAGGGTTTGTATAAAACTTTTTTATCCATACAATTTATTATATTTTTTTTCTTTGTATATAATAAAATGGAAGGTGATAATCAAAATAAAATAACAGTTAAACAAAAAAATGAGATTATCTTAACATCCAAAAAAATAATTAGTTTTTGTCGGTCTGGATGTAATATTAAAAGAAGTCATTTTGCAGATTTAGATGAAGTATTATCTGAATGTACAAGAATATCAAAATATGGAGATATATCAAGTGTAAGACGAGCTTGTAGATTAATTAATCAAAATATTAATTTAGATGAAAAAATTATACCAATATTATCAGAAGAAAAAGAAGAAGAATTAAAAACTAAAGAAGATATTAAAAAATTTTCTAATCCAACTTTACAAATAAAAAGAGGTTTAATTAAAGTTGAATTTTAATTCGTTTAATATCTAAAAAAAATATGTTTATATAATATATATAAAATGGGTTATGAAAAAGGATGTATATATTTAATTTATTCAAGAAATTCAAAAAGAGGATATGTTGGGTCTACTATTCAAGGATTAAAAAAAAGACTTGGAAAACATGAAGTTGATTATCGTGGATATTGGGGCTTATTAAATCAACCAAGAGGTTATAGAAGTAGCTTTGATATTTTTGAGGATGGAGAATATGATATTTATTTATTAGAAAACTATCCTTGCGAATGTAAAGCAAGTTTGGAGCAACGAGAAACTGAATGGATGTGTAAGTTAAGAGAAAATATTGAAATTACAAATAGAAAAAAGGCTTCTTTAAATATTATGATGCCTTTTTCACCTATGGTTTATACTGAAGAAGTAAATCATTTATTAAATTTTTGATTTTTTTTGGTCTGATAAAAATGAACCAAGTACATCTAATCGTTCTTGTGGTAATGTTTTTATTAATTTATATATTACAGAAGAATTTCCTGATATTTCTGCAATAGTTCCATCTGGGTCAGTTATTGATGTTCGAATACTTGTAATTATTTTATTTTTTGTAAAAGTAAATTCTAAACCTCCATCTAAACTTACAAAAAAATTATTATAATCACTGGATTTAGCTATTGTTGCTATAATTGGTAAAGGTTGAAATGAATTTTTTCCTCCATAATATTGACTATCATCTAGTACATCACTTCTTATATTATAATATGGATTTACTAATTTAGATGGGAGATTGGGTGCTGTTAATTTAATACTTGTTTGAGCTTTACTTATTTCTGGAAAATATTCAAAATCTAAATTTTCTCTAAATTTTGCATTAGCATTCGTTCCATGATTAGAAGCATTCCAAGAAGTTGTTAAAGGTAAAGATAAATTATATAATCCAGCACCAAAAATATTAGTTATTAAATCAATTGTGGATTCTTGTTTTACATCAGCATTCGTAAAAGCATAAGGTAAAGCATCTTTATTATTATTTCCAACTCTGGTTGTAAGATCATTGGAAGATGAACGAGAAGCATTAAATTGTTCGTAAGTAAATCCACATCTTCCCCAAAAACCTTCATTCCAATATTTATTACTATATCCAAAATCTTTTATAATTATTCCAGAAAGTTGGTCGTATATAGTCCATCCTTGTAAATTTGGATTTAAAAAATCAGCAGCATAGTCAACACCATCAACAGCTAAATCTGTTATTCTATTTGCTGGATATGGTTTTACGGAAGGAGTAAATGAAGTATTATATAATCTTTTATTTATTTTCCAAACACGATCACCAGAAGTTGGAAATTCAGATACAATACTATCTGTTGAACCATCAGATTCAACTCCTCCAGCATTAAATCTATTTTGTATTCTTTCAGCAGTATGTAAATTTTCAATCTCAAATTTGTTAGATGTAGTATTATAATTAATTGTTGGATTATCAGCTCCACAATATATTTTTTGACTATAAAAATAACTTGCAATTTCAGTTGAATTATAAGCTGTCGGATACATACGATTAATTTGTATTTTTTTATCATACATGAAATCAGTATGACCATCAATTAAACTTACCATTACATTACCATAAGCATTAAAATGACAATCAATTCCTAATCTAGTATCTGCATGAATAACTGAATCTACTGCTGGATTTCCATCATTAACCGAAAAGTAACAGTTTGGAATTGTTGTTTGGTCATCTGGAATATCTGGATTGTCTAAATATCCCAAATGACTTGTTGTAAAAGCAATAACTCCTTGAGATGGAACATTATCATCTGTATATTTTTTAAAAACACCATAAGCATAACCAGATTCCCAGCTTTCTCCTTCGGTTTGTATATCTTTATATTTTGGATTATAATCAAAAAATATTGGAGCTGTATTTAAATATGGAGTTGATTCAGAATCAGATTTTAAATAATCAGTTCCCAACATTTCTGAATATGTTGTACCTCTTTGAGAATCCCTTAATAAATTTATATGTAAAAATCTTGAATTTTCTGGTGTTGTAAATCCTTGATATGTATTATCTTCATTTGTAAATAATTCTGGATGATTGCCTTGTTCATTAAAATATTTTGATAATAAAAGTAATGTTTGAGGTGTCCATAGCATACTTGTAACTATTGTATGAGATCTTGCTACAGAAGCATCTTTTCTAAATCCTATTGTTTGTAATTGATAAGATAAACCTAAATTACCATAGGCTATATTCGGTCTTTGATTTGCTACTGGAACACGACTATTAATTAATTTTAAAAAATAATTTAAAAAATTTCTGGATGCTACAAATAAAGCAGGTCTTTTAACTCCAATAAATTGATATGATGATAAATATCTTAATGTATTTGCTGAATCTTCTGTTGCAGTATCCCAAAAATTCCAATTTTCAAAATTATTTGTAAAATTAGATTGAGCATAAAAAGTATGATATGTTGGACCATTAATTTCAATTGATACTGGTCTTTCAGTTCTTAATTCTGTTGTTGAACTATAAGTAGCTGGTAAACTTATTTTAAATATTTCAGGTTCTCCTTGTTTTTGTAATTGTCTTGTTAATATATCTGCAATTGTTTCTGGAGATTTAAAACCTTTTGGAATTGATAAATCTAATTTTTCAATATATTCAATATAATTTAATTCTGCTGGACTTGTTAAAGATGCTGATACTATATCTTCTAAATCAGCTTCATCTGTTTGTGATCCATATCTTGTTTGTTCTTGTACAAAAATCATATATCTTGAATTATCATTTCTTTGTTTATAATGGTCTACTGTATTAGAAGCACTTGGTTCATGACCTGAAAAATAAAAATAATCATCATTACACATAAAATTTTGCATCAAATCTCCATTATAAGATGCATTAACACTTGTTAATAATCCATGTGTTCGATAAGCTCTTCCCCTTGCTACTGTATCAAAATCATCCCAATCTTGACTTTGTAATAAACCTTCAAATGAAAATCTACGAGGAAGATTAACTGTATTTTCTCCATGTGCTGTAATATAATAATTATATAATATACTTGTAGAATTACCAGTATTTTGAATTGTTTCTGTTATGTTGGAAGCTGTTACTCTTTCAAAACCCAATATTTTTGTATTATCGAATTTTATTGGATTTATATAATCTAATTTTGTATATGTTACATCTTTTTGTTCCAAAAATTTATCGGTTATTTGTATACTTGCTTCTTCTGAACCAGTTTCAGATATATAAGCATTGTATACTGAAATTTTATCTCCAATATTTACTTCAACACCAGAAGGAAATTCATTTGTAAAAACAGCATTTTGGGTTTCATTATTTCCACGATATTCAACGGATTGGAGTCTATTGCAATCTAATAAATTTATATATTCCATATTTATAATAAGATAAGATTTTATATTATTATAAATAAAATTACCAAGCATTATCCCAGAAGTCTGGGTCAGTTATTTTATAAGCTTGTTTTTTCATTATTTTTGGTTCGACTGCTCTACTTATTTTTTCATTAAAAAGTTTTTGTGCTTCTTGTTCCTCTTTCTTTTTTCTTTTTTCTTCTTTTCTTACTTGTCTTTGTTCTTCATATTTTTCAAGTGCTTTTTTTGTTCCAATTGCTGATATACGAGCTATATCCTCTTCAGTAAAATTATTTGTTATATTTTTTGTTTCATTTGTTATATGTACTGGACGTAAATCTTCAATTTCTTTTTGTAACTTTTCTTTTCTCATTTGTTTTCTGGTTTTTGGAAGTTCTTTGCCTTCTGCTTTCAGTTTAGCTCTTTCTTTTCTGGTTTCAGCTGCTTTTTCTCTCGCCTTTGCAAGTTTCTCCAACATTTCAGGAGTCATCTCCCTTTTTTTTCTTGGTTGTTTTTTTACTTTTTGTAAAGCTGGAACAATTGAAGGAACATCCTCCTTTATTTCTTCTTCTAAACCTTCTGGTTCTTTTGGAGGTTCTGGTTTTTTTTTTGGTTTTTTTGGTTTTTTAAAAACATCTTCTTGTTTTACATATTCTTTAATTGGTTCTGGTTCAACCTCATCTTCATCTTCCGTTCCTTCATCAACTATTATAGAAACGTTTTCATCATCTTCTTCTGTCATTTTTCTATAATATTATCTATCATTTTATTTTTAGTTTAAAAAAAATCTTATTAAATATATAGAAAATGGAAAAAAAAGATGAAAAATTTAATAAAATAATACCGAAAATTTATCCTGTATTGGAGGAAGAACCTGATCCAAGAATATTTAATAAACCTATACATCCTAATATGATTCAACCTTATAGTTTAGTTATTGGAGTTGGTCAAGTAAAATCAGGTAAGACTTGCTGTATAAATAATATTATGTTAAGGAAACGAGAGGAAGGGTTCTTAGATGCTCAAGACACATTTGAAAATTCAGTTATTATAAGCAATACTATTGGAAATGATCCATCAGCGAGGTTTTTAAAAAAAGCTTTTGAAGTTCAAGACCATTATACAGATGGTTACATTACAAAATTTATTGAAAAACAGGATTCATATGGTGAGAAAAAAGATATGCCTTATACTTGTATGATACTTGATGATATATTAGGAAGGAATATGAAGAGGAATAATGAAATTTCATTTTTAGCTACTAGATATAGACATAAAAATATTGGATTATTAGGAATCTTTGTGCAAAACTACAAATCTTTGGATACTATTCTGAGGAATAATTGCACTGACTGGCTGGTGTACAAACAGACAAATTCTAAATCTTTTCTTCAGATTGCAGAGGAACTTCATGGAGTATATGGTAGTATGGAAAATTTTATTAAATTATATAAATATGCTACAAGTGTACCTTATGGATTTTTATATTTAAAAATACAAGATGGAAAAGCTTTAAGAAGTTTTGAAGAGGTTATATTTGAGGATGGAAGGATGTTAATCCCAGATACACCAACAGAAAAAGATATAGAAAAAATTATTAATCCAGATAAACCATCAAAAGATAAGGATATTGAATAAACGAAATAAATTCTTAAAATGTCACGGATTCGAGGTGTCTTAAACAGAATAATTCTATTTAAATAAAAAAAAACTTTGAAATTATATTTATTATTCTTTTTATGTCACTTCTAATAACAGACATAATAAGAATAAACAAAAAATAATGAGAATAAATTAAAATAGATTTTGTAAATCACCTTAATCCTCCTATTTGACATAATAAGAGTAATTCTTAAAATGCCACATTAAAAACTGACATTCTAAGAATAAATATCAATCCAATTATATATATAGAATAAATTATTTTAATTATTACTTAAAAATAATCTAGTATATATATATAATATGAACGACGAAAAGATTCAAAAAGTTTTAGAACAGTATAAAAAAAATGCTGTTTACAGAAATAATTATTATAAAAAACGATATGCTGAAGATGAAGAGTATCGACAAATGAAAATACAACGAACCAGAAAACATTATAAAGAAAATAATGACAAAAGACTTGAAAAATATTCAATACAAAGGGAACGTATAAATGCAGAAAGAAGATACAAATATGCATTAAAACGTGGTGATAATCATATTAATAAATTCAAAACGAAATATGAAAATGATTATAATTTATATATTAAAAACATATTGGATTAATCTTTTTTCATGTTCTGGTAAATTAATTCCAACTATTTTTGATTCTTTAAATCTATCTTTATTTATTGTATTCGTATCATGACAAATACATAACATACATTTACTTATATCTGTCATAGCTACTGTTGATTCTTTCATTCCAATAACCATCCCTGTTCCTTCTCCTTGTGAGTTTTTATTAAAACCACCAGTAGCTTTCCAGTGTTTTTTTGTAAAAACCATTGTTGCTTCGTGTCCTTGATGCTTTTCTGTACACTGGATTCCAGTACATAACCAATTATCTTTTGGAAATAAAAATAACATCTGGTTCGAACAAGCCAATCCAGCCCTTTCTTTTTTCATAATATCAATTGAATGTTTTAAATAATCAGATAAATACATATCATCTGAATCCATAAAAGCAATAATTTTGTTAGAAGATTTTTTAACTAAATTATTCCGTTTTTCTCCGATTGTTTTTTTTATTTTATTTTTATAATAAACTAATTTAATTGGATCAATTAAAAGTCTGAATTCAGATTCTTCCAAAGCATTTTTAAATAATAAATCTTTATCTGAATCATCATCAACTACAAATTCCAATTTATTAAAATCATAATCCAATCTTGTTAAATTAGATATAATTAATGATTTACACCATGAACGATTATAGATCGGCATACATATTGAAATATTCGGATAGTCCATTATATAATATTAGAAAATAATTCTGAAATAAGTTGTTCTGGTATTATATATCGTTCTTCTTTTTTAATTCCTTGTGTTCCAGTTTTACTTCCTCTTGGGGCTCGTATATGATTACAATTAGGATTATTATTTTTACATTTTTTTGGAATGAAATCTTTTTTATTTGTCCATATAGTTGTAGGTTTCATTCTACTACATCCATATTGACAATAACTTACATCATATCTCGGATAGTCTTTTATAAACCATGACATCCGAGCTGTTGGATTTTCAATAAAATAAATTAGATTTTTATTTTTTTCTAAATGAAAATTTATACATTTTTTTAATTTTTCTAATATTTTTAAGTGTATTACACATTTTTCAGTTTTCGGTGTATGATCTGCATTAAAATGAGTATTACCTGAAGCTAAACTATAACATGAACAATCTGGACTCGCCCAAATAATATCTGGATTTATGCTTTCATAATCCCATTCTAAAAAATCAATACAAATATCAGGATTAAATTTTGATTCAATATCTAATCCAATATATTTCCAACCTTTTGCTTCTATAATTGGTTTTAAAGATTTTGTACCACAAAATAAATCAAGAACTAACATATATATAATTAGATTTTTATTTTGTTATTTTTTGTCAATTTCATAATTTTAACTGGTTTATGTAACGGCTCAATCCAATAATTAGGATCATCAATGATATTTTTTGGAAGAGTTTTGTAATAAAAATATTTATAAGTATTTTTACAAACTATTCTAAAGTAAAATCTATTCATACACTATTTATAAATAGATTTTATTTTCAACTATTTTTTTTTAATCTTTTTACACAAAAATCATAATATTTTTTATCTTTTTCTATACCAATAAATTTTCTATTTAAATCTTTACAAACTAAACCAAGATTTCCTGTTCCCATAAACATATCTAATATTATATCATTTTCATTTGATGCTGTTTCTACAAGTATTTTTAATAAATTATATGGTTTTTCACAAGGATGATTTGTTAATTTTTTTTTAAAATCTATATGTAAATAATTAGGTTTACAATTTCCATTATAAATATAATTTAAATCTTTATAGGTTTTACAATTTTTTAAATCATATAAATCTATAATTTTATTGTATGTTTCTTCAGTGGGCAAAGCAAAATTATTTTTAGATACACGAAAACAATGATCTGCTAATGGAATATCTTTTTTGATTTGAGATTTTGTTTTACCTATATTTTTATGTATTTGTTTAAAATATTCTATTTGTTTTTCTTCTGTCATTTCATCTTTGATATATATCAATATATATTCACAACAATTAATCCAAGATTTACAATTTGGATAATTTAATTTAGTTATATAACTATCTTTAGTTATTGTTATAAATCTTTGAAATTTAAAATTAGTTTTATTTTTTAATATATTTTGTAATTCACAAATAATTTCAAAATTATTATGAAAAAAATAAAGTGATCCATTTTTTTTTAAAATACGATATGAATGTAAAAAAACATCTAACATAAAATCATAATAATTATCTATTTTATCCCATTCTAAATCTTTATGATGAATATTATATGGTGGATCTGTTAATATAAGTTGTACACTATTATCTTTTATATATTTTAATTCATCTAAACAATCTCCATTTATTATTTCCATTTATATTTATATAGATTTTATTTTTCTTCTTTTCTCTTTTTCTTCCTCGCCATATTTTCCAAATGTTTTTCCCATAAATCTTTATCAGCAGTTTTTTGAGTTTTCCCTCCCAGAGCAAAGCTGTATATTCGCCCGTATGACCATTGCTGCGGTGAAGAAACTGATTTTCGAACTGCTCCCCTATTATTGTAAAAAGCTCCTGTGCCTCTGTCATATACTTGATCTAAAATTCTTTTACTTATTCCTGTCTGTCTTGATATTTTTGCTTTTGAATTTGGTACATCTTTTCCTTTATTATATTTATCATTATATTGTTCTCTGTATGTTTTCTTTGATGACATAATATAATATATACATTTATTATTTATTTAGATTAAAATTTCTAATTGCTTCTTCATGAGCTGAGTCATCCCATCCATTTGTAAACCAGCCTTTCGTCCTTCTTGGAACTTTTAAATTTAATTCAGTAACACATTGCTTAATATAAATAATATCTTCCTGCATTTTATTCATTTTACTAGATAAATTATTTACTTTATTTTCAATTTGTCCAATTCTTTTCTGTCTATCATCCATATAATAATATTATAAAATTATATATTTTATAAAATTATTATTTTTTGGAACGTAACTCTTTTATTCTTTCATTAAATAATTTTGTAAATTCTGTTACTTCATCTTTTGTCTTTTCTCCTAAGTCCAGCATTTCCTTTAGAATTTGCTTTCCCCTTCGAAGATAAAAAATTAATTCTTTTTTACTCATAGGTATTATTAATTCGTTACCATAGGTTATACCTTGTGTATCATTATATCCGAAATTAATGATAATGGAATCCCCTAAACTTGTTTTTTGTTTAATTTCATTTATTATAATATTTCTTATTTTTTGTTTTGTATTTTTATTCATTCGTATCGTACTACTCCAATTTTTTATAACATTTTCAATACCATTTTCACCGAAACCTGATCGCATTTGAGGGCTTCCATCACTCGGCATATCATCAATTTCAATTTCAATATCTCCATTTTTAATAATTTCATCTATCAATTTACTTCTTTCATCTTCCTTTTTTTCTTCTTTCTTTGGTTTTTCTTTTATTTCTTTTTTTGGTTTTTCTTTTACTGGTACAATCTGACTTGACTTCGTTGAGGCATCGTCATTTCCTTTTAGTTTTACTTCATCTTTTAAAGATTTTAAGTATTGATCTGGTTTTAATTTTTTACGATTAGAATAAAGTAAATTATAATAATCATAAGCATTTTTTACATCTTTACCTTTAACAGGAGTTTTATTTTTTTCTAATTTTGATTTATTTTTATCTAAAATATCTTTATACTCTGTCCAAAGTGATGTTTTTGCTTTTTCTTTCTTTACTTTAACTTTAACTTTTTTTTCTGGTTTTTCTTTTTTCGTTTCACTTTTCTTTTTATTTGCTCTTTTAGCTTCATTTTTTTTTATTTTATCAGAATATTTAGATGTAATTCCAGACCATTCTTTTTTCATATCAGTAATCATTTCAGATTTTACTTCCTTTAATCTTTTTTCAATCAAAGCAGTTTTTTCCTTAACTGATAATCTTGAGTAACCTTTGATGGCTAATTCTTTATTATATTTTCTTATAAAGTCATTTGCTATTTTATGAGTTGGCATTTATATATAACATAGATATTTTTTTTATAAAAATGATTTAAAATGATTAATTTTTGGATAATCTTCCATAATTAGATTATTCCATAACTTACGATCATTTACAATATTATATCTAGGTTTTCCTCCTTGATTAATAATATTATGCATTGGACTATAAAAAACATCTCCACTTTTTACATATATTTCAGTAATCCAATCATCACAGCCCCAGTTTTTAATTTGTTTTGGAAAATATAATCCAAATATATCAAAATGTGTTTTATGTACAAATGATTGAGTAATTAATCTATCATTTTTATTATAATTCAATCTTCCTATATCTGAAAATCCACAAACTCCAACATTTTGATTACTTTCCAAAAAACGAATAAAACAATTTTCCCAACCAGTATTTAAAAAATTAATATCATCTCCACATTGCAAAAAATAATCATAATTTTCTTTTACACCATATTCAAAACACCGATTCCACATTTCAGTTACATGACCTTTTTCAATTCCATTAGTTGAAATAAATTTAACTGATGAATTTTTCATTATATCAAAATGTCTTTGAATTTCATCTTTCATATTATTCATAATAATATCATCTGAATCAATAGCAAAGCAAAACAAATGATTAAATTCTTTATTATAAGTTTTGAAAAATGATTTATAAAAAATATTAAATAAATCTGTATCTTTAAAAGTCTTCCAATCTCTTGCATTACTTGTTACTGGAATCATAATACATATAGAAGGCATTCGTGCAATATTCGAAACACTATACATGATATATAGTTAGATTTTAATTTCACATCTATCCAGTGCTACTTTAAAAATTTCTTCATCTAATTCAAAACCTATAAATTTACGATTCATATTTTTACAAGCTACACCAGTAGAACCAGAACCCATTGTAGGGTCTAAAACTAAATCCCCTTCCTTAGAATAATATTTCAAAACCCATTCAATTAATTGTACTGGTTTTTCAGTAGAATGTTTTCCTCTTGTTGATTTTATTTCTAATAATGAGTTTGGAAGTGGTGGATCATAAGTTGTTGTATGTGGAATACCTTTTTCTTCAATATCTCCATATAATGTATGTTTATCTTCTTTAACTAATGATGTTGGAAGTGGTGGGTCATAACCCATAACACCATTATTATAATAAGAAAATTTACCATAACATTCATTTCCTTTATCTCCTAATGTCTGTCCTTTAACTAATGACATTGTAGTTGTATCTTCTTTAACTAATGATGTTGGAAGTGGTGGATCATATTTATTTTGAATTTCTGTTTTACTTCTATTTTTTATCATACCTTTATTATCAACACCATCTTTTCCACTTCTTTTATTTACAGTTTCTTTAATAAATTTATGTGTATGTGAAGATAAATCATAAAAAGGAAGTTTTTCATAAAATACATAAATCATTTCATGTTTTCTCATCGGCATTTTTTTTGCAGATAAAAAACCAGCTGGAGCAGATTTACACCATACTAAATCATAACGAAAAGGACATTTTTTTGGTGCTGATTGAATTAATGATATTCCAAATTTAGTTGTAGTTGTCATAATAATTGGAGTATTTGTTTTTTTTACTCTCATAACTTCCTTCCAAAATTGTTGTAAATCTATACAACAATCCCATTTACATGAGGTTTGACCATAAGGTAAATCACAAAATATTAAATCCACAGATTTAGCTTCCATTTTTTTCATTTCTTCCAAACAATTTCCATTTATCAGATTCATATATATATATACTTATATTTTTTTAAAAATAGTAATTACACGAAAACGATGATTAGTTGATTTAACCATTCCAATCCTTCCAATAATATCCCATTCATCTTTTTTATAATTAGGTAAAACTTGATCTAACCATATTAAAATACCATTTTTTTCCATAATTTTATAACATTCTTTAAAAACTACATTTCTTTTTATCATACAACAACCATAATGATCACAATCTTCAATTGAATATGGAGGGTCGGCTAAAATTAAATCATAACAATCATGAGGTAAAAATTCACTCATCGTTTCAGCATCAATTCCACAATTAAAATCTACTTTATCATATTCATCTGAATCTGGTAAAGAGCCTGAAAATAAATGCAATGTTTTATTTGTTTGTGGAAATAATGAATGAATTCTTTTCAAATATCCATAAGGATAAGCACCATATAAATCGGTTTTAGTTGTATAATTATTTCCCATAACCCATATTCCTTCTATAACATTATTATTCAACATTAATCTTGAATATTTTGGAAATGTTTTATGATAATTATCAATATTTTTTTGTAAATTCATATATTATATAGTTAGATTTTTTTTTCTACTTCTGGTTCTTTTTCCAATTGTAATTCCTTTCCTTCTTTTAATAAATAAGGTTTTCTTGGAGTTGAACCTGTGTGTCCAGTTAGTTCGAGCTTTTCGGCTTCAATTACGGCTTGTATATTTCTTTTACATTTCAATCCACAACAAGATATTTCTTCACACTTGCTCTTTTGTGTAGCAAGGATGACCCCGATTAATGCAGATGAGCAAATCCCTATAAACACTCCCATTTCTGATAGATTATACGATTCCATTTTTTTTATAAATTATAAAATATAATCTTATAATTCATAAAATTATTTTGGTTTTTGTCGAATATGGAATACAACCGTAGTCCTTCCAGCTAATAAAGTAGCAAGACTTTCATCTGTTTTTACAATATCAACTTCAATACTATTCATCATAATTTCGGTAGTATTATTAAGATCAACATAAACAGGGATACTGGTAGGTTCGAAATATAAAGCACCAGTTGATTCTCCATTATTACTGAAAGATGGTAAATGATATAATATTTTAGATTTTTGTCCTATAGCAAAATTAGTAGAATCAAAAGTCATATTTTTTAATCTAACAAAATAAGATTCAACATTTTTTAAAGATGGTGATTCATCAGATATAAATTCAATTAAATTACCTGTTGTATAAGTATTTGTTGGAAGTGCTTTTGGTCTAAATGTAAATCCAAAAACTCGTCTACTATTACAATTTTGAGTAAAAAATCTAAAAACAGAATCAGGAGCGAAAAACATAATTGCTTTATTATTAATACGATTAGAAGCCAATCCAAGTTGATTTGTAAAATCTGTTGCTTTTTTCCTTTCAATATCAATTCTTTTTAATGAAGTCCATTTTGCTTTATTAATCATGTGAGCATAAAAATCTTGAAAACTATGAACTATTTCTCCACTTCCTAATAATGTTTGAT